GTAGCTCAGTTGGATAGAGCAACGGCCTTCTAAGCCGTGGGTCGGGGGTTCGAATCCCTTCAGGCTCGTTTTTTATATATGGTGGGTATAGCGCAGCTGGTTAGCGCGCCAGATTGTGGCTCTGGAGGCCGTGGGTTCGAATCCCATTACCCACCCTATTATTTTGCCTAATAGATATGTGGTGAAGTAATTTAATTATATAAGGGTGTGTAGCTCAGGTGGTAGAGCACTTGACTTTTAATCAAGTTGTCCGGGGTTCGAATCCCCGCACGCTCATTTTAAAAAGCACGGTTGCCAAATGGCTAAATACCGTGCTTTTCTTGTATTTATGCGGTTTTTAAGGGTATGACCTGTCTAAAAATCATACTCTTAAAAGTAATCGAAAGTATCTAAAGTTTAGGGAAGTATTTGTTCCATCCGTGTTCCATGTTCCATCTGTATTCCAGAAATCTAAGATACCATTTCATTTAGTTGTTCCATTTTTCGTTCCATAGGTTGTTCCACTTTTTGTTCCAAATTTAAGGCATCATTTACAGCGGATATGCTATCTTCTTTTTCTAACATTAAGTGATTGTATACTTCTAACACAACCTTTTCAGAATCCCCTACAAGACGTGCGATCATCTTTATAGAAATCTTAGGAAACTGGTAGCATAAGTTTGTGCAGTAATTGTGGCGGAAGATGTGGCTTGTTAAATCCTCAATAGGACTTTCACTGACCGCCTGCATTGCTTTTATGATTCTACCCCACATCCTGCGGAAACCAGATTTTGTCATAGGTTTGTAATCACGATTTATGAATAAGTATTTCCTGCCATCTTTTCTAAGTTGTTTTATGTAACTAGAGATTGTATCGAATACGTTATCTGGTAACGGTAATGTTCTTTCTCCGTTCTGTATGTTTTTTACTGTTTTTTTCTTTGGTATGTTGTCTGATATGTCGTGTGATTTGTCGATAGATACTGTATGTGCTTCTAGGTCAAAGTCTGCTTCTGTTAGTGCTAAGGCTTCTCCACACCGCAATCCACAGCCGTAAATGATATAGACATATATTTTATCCATTAAATTAAAATCTGCCTTAAAAACGGCTCTCTGTTCGTCTGGTGTCAATGGGCGTTTTTCTTTCGCTTTGTAACTTATAGATTCAAAGTTGTCAAATATATCTGCAAATGATTGTGCGGAATAAATGCGATCACAAACAGCAGAGTGCAGGACTTGCTTAAATGTCATAACTATTTGTTGTTGTGTCCGTGGTTTACCTTTAGCACCGTTCAGAATCAATTGTAAGTGGCTTCGCTGTATATCTTGTAGCTTAATGTATTTAATGCTGTCAAAATGGACGTTAATTACATTGTCGTACATTTTATTTGTATTGTTAGCTCTGTTAGATTCTTTATATAAGACTTTCCATTGTCTGGCATAATCAATAAATAGTATATCAGAGTCAATCATTGCCTGCCGTTGGTCCCTTAGTTGCTCAAACTCCTTTACGATTCTTTCTAAATCTTTAGAGCTTTTCTTGGACCGCAGGTGTTTGTATCGTTTTTTACCGTTATCCTTGTATGTGCCATCCCATACGTTAGTGGAATAGTAACCGTCTTTGCCTTTTTTAAATTTAGTTGTTGCCATTGTATCACTCCTTAGTTATAAATTAGTTAAAAATGGGTACAAAAATAACAGCCATGCAAGAGTGGTTTTTAAAAAGATTGAAAAATAACATAGATGTGTTACAATATAAATGAACTTTCTATAATTTAATATTTTATAATCCAACGATGTTATGGAAAAAGGAGTTACCGATTCTTATTAGTCTTCACGGTGGCTCTTTTTTTATACCCTTGCGTGACCGCACTGTTAATGATACAATAATAGTTGGTTAAGATTCATTAAATCAAAAACAGTGTTTTTGGAGACTGTACCACATTCGGGCGTGGTACGGTCTTTTTTTATTGTTATTTAACTTCCCAAGATTTACCGCAGTCTTGGCAAATTGCCATTTGTTTACTGTTAATATCTGTCTTAGATGATTTCTTTTCTTTGTATTTAGACTTTTTAGGTGTTAATGCCCACAGACCGCCAGTCGCTGCGATCATACCTGCACGTCCCAGACTGTTACCTGCACGAGTCACAACACTCTTTTTACGGACCTCAGATTTTCCCTTTGTTTTAGCTGAGTCCTGCACAAACTCATATCCTATATTCAAGCTGTGACACTTAGGACAGTATGGTGCATCCAGATAAAAAATCTTATAAAAATCTTCGGCTTTTTTGCAGTCTACCTTTTTCAAAATCTCATAGTAAGCATCCCTAGACCTGTCTTTATCCGCTTTGATTTTGCTTGCATTAAAGCCAAAATTACCGTTAAATTTACGCATTTCATAATCATAAGTTAACTGATTAATAGCATCATTTGTATAATCCAGTTTGACAATAATATCTTCTTTTGGATTCTCTTCTGCCTTATCAAAACGGCATAAATAGAAGCTGTCTTTTGCTACATAAAGTATATGTGTTAATGTAGAAAGAAAACCACTATCTGTATATTTACCTGCTGTGATAATTAAATTACTAGGTTCATTAACAATGCCTTTTTCTATAGCAATCTCAATCGTTTTTTCATCAATTTCATACTGCGGAACTTCATTATCAGCAGTAGAAACAGTAGCTAATTCTTTTAAGATTTCCTCTGTTGGGCATCCACAATTTGGACAAGCAGAAGCTTTTTCAGAGAACTCTTTCCCACATTCAGTACAAGTTATTAATGCCATGTAACACCCTCCTTTTATAATGTATAACAAGCAACGTGACAACCACAATCGCAGGCAAATCGCAGGCTAGAACCCACTGTTTTATGCGGTTTGTAGGACTTTTTGCATAGTAGTATCACAGGCAAATCGCAGGCAAATGACAGGCAAATATCAATCAACCATGCATTTCTTTTTTTTAAAAGTCCAAGAACCCACTGCTTTATGCGGTTTTCAGCACCATGCAAAAACTTTTTAAAATTTGTGATTGACAAATCAACGTTTTTAGTGTATTTTTATTTTCTTTTATATAAATATATAGTATCTAAAGACTATAGTTATATATAACCTATATAGTATTATAATAATTAATATTTATATTTAATTAAAAAGAAAAAATAAAACAAAAAAAGAAAAAATTAAAGTCTTTTGAAGCTGACTAATCTTTCAGCATATCCGGTTAACGATGATAATTGATCGAGCGTATATCCCGGATGTTCGATAATCGTTTCATCTGGTATCAAAAGCTCCGCTGCGAATGTGTGAGCTTCAATTTCAGTTTTGTTTGATTGAAACTGTTTACCATAACTGAAAAAATAATAATCTTCATTGTGCATAATACTATGTGCCAATTCATGAGCGACAACAGTATCTTTTAGCTTATCATCCTCGATTCTATCGTTGATATAAATAAATTTCTTATCCCATATTTTCATGTAGCATCCTTGTAGTTCTCCTAAGTCTCCATACTGGATTGTTACGTCAAGGTAACTAGCAAGTAAATATGGATTTCTCGTACCGTATGTTTCAATCAAATCATTTACTGTATTTTTGATTTGATTTTTTCTCATACATAACCCTCCTGTTTATTTTTTTAGCATTGCAAGTGAAATCTCAATCTGTTTTAGTAATAAATCTATCGTATCATCATTGACAGGTTTACCGTCATAACGAACAGGTTTCATTGAGTCGCTTCTTAAAAGTTCTTCAAGCTCCCTGTATTTTTGCTTGAGATCGTCAGTGTTATCTTTCTCTTTCTGCTCATCCTCCTTTCCTGTCATTATGAAATCTAATGACACGTTAAAATAATCAGCTATCTTTTTTAATTTCTCAGCATTTGGTTTAGAAGTGCCAAGTTTACTTAGATAACCTTTTCCAAAGCCTAAGTCTCCCTCAACTTTGTTCATAGATACATGATTGAGTTTGCATAGGTGTCGGATGCGTTCTTTCATGTCCATATTTTGCTCCTTTCACAAAATTCTGAAAAAATCGCAAAAAACTATTGACAAACTGAAAAAATCGCATATAATTAAGATATAGCTTCTGAAAAAATCGCAAAATAATAGCGAGGCAGTTTGCTTGAATAGTTTTTTAATTTTTTGTGGTAATTAGATTATAGAATATATTCAGAACTAAGTCAATATTATTTTGTGATATTTTCAGAATAATAAATAGAAGAAAGGAGTAAAAAATGTTAATTGGCACGAAAGTAAAGGAAATTGCTAAGAAAAAAGGAATTTCACTTAATCAGTTAGAAAAAGATACAAAAATTGCCACAGGCAGTATTTCAAAATGGGACAAGATTAGTCCATCGTTTGAAAAGGTGTGTAATGTAGCAAAGGCATTAGATATTAACGTGGATGAGCTGATAGGAGATGAGAATAAGCAGTGTTAAGAAGAACTAAGAAACTTTTAAAGAAAATAGCAGAAATGCTTTATAAGAACTGCGATAAGTTTGGATTAACAAAACAGGATAAAGAGGTTAAAGAGTTAAAAGAACTTATCGACAAGATGGGAGAGTGAGTAGATGTATATACAACCATATTACCTTGGTTTGTTCGTAGGAGCTTTTGGAACTGTTGCAACAGAAATTGTAATTGTGCTGATTAGCAACTACAGAGACAAGAAAAGAAAACAGAAGATGCAGGAGAGATTCAAGGAAGAATCCGAAGAGTAAGAAAGGAGCAACCATGGAGTACCCGAAACCAGTTATGAAGATGGGAGAGCTTGTGAAAATGGGGTTCCCGAGGTCGTTTCTGGATGAAGCCTATAGAGAAAGAGGACAGGACTTTGCACAAAAAGGTCCTAAGTCCAATTCTCCTATATTTTTCGATACAGAAAGATTTGAAAAATGGAGAATAAGAAAACTAGCAAATGAGAACCAAGCAATGCAGAGAGGAGGGTTCTAAATGAAAATGGGAGCATTCATGATGGGGTGTGGACTGTTAGTCTGCGGATTAGATTTAATGCCATTCTGGTTTATGGGTACTTGCGTAGCCGCAGGACTGGCATTAATCGCACAAGAGCGTGATGGATGGAAATGAAAAAAGCACCCAGACGTGCAGGTCTAAAGTGCTTAACAAAAAATGTATAAACCGATTATAGCAAGAAAAAGGAGATATGACAATGATTATTACAAAAAAAGAGTTTAAAGATGCAGCAAGAAAAGTAATTATTGAAGCAGTGAAAGAAACTAGAGACCCACGTTTTACAGAAGAGGAAAATAAGGTAGCAGATAAAAAAATTGCAACAGGCATGACAGAGTTTTATAGCAAACTTATTGTAAAACTTTACGGACAAGATAATGAAGAATGGATATACAACAAAGAAGAAGCATTTGATAACGCAAATACAATCTTAAATGAAAGAATGGCGAATAACGATGCTATTGAAACCATTTTTGAAAATTTAGCATATACAGCAAGTGTGCTTAGACTTTTTGCAATGCTTAAAGAAAATGAGCAGGAAGAAACAGTACCAAAAGAATTTGACGTAGAAGAGATTCTGAAAGAAGCAGGGAGTGAGCAGGAATGATCGTAACAGGATACACAAACGAATATGGGACATTAATCCCAGAAGAAGATGCAACAGAATATATCTGGAAGCAGGCGAGAAACAATGAAGAAGATAAAACATGGCTACTAGAGTATATGTGGGACGTGTTTACAGGAAATCCAAAATTCAAAAAGGAATTAGAGGAACTAAAAGAAGCTCGTTTTGATGATGTATGCAGCGTGAAAGAGTGTGACGAGCAGGGAAACGTAATTCCGTATAACGGAGAATATGAACCAGAGGGGAGATAGATAACATGGGAATACATGAAAAAATGATGCACATACAAACGACATTAAAAGCACCTAAGAATCTGTACAATTCTTTTGGAAATTACAAATACAGAAACGCAGAGGGAATCCTAGAAGCGGTTAAACCGCTTCTAGCAGAAAACAAAATGTCAATGTACATAACAGATGATGTGCAGGCGGTAGGAGATCGTGTGTATGTAAAGGCTACTGTAAAGGTATGGGACACCGAAACTGGAGAATGGGTAGAAACATCAGCACTTGCAAGAGAAGCACTTAATAAAAAGGGAATGGATGATTCTCAGATAACAGGAACGGCATCATCTTATGCACGTAAGTATGCCTTAAATGGAATCTTCTTACTAGATGATACAAAAGATGCTGATACGGACGAAAATCAGAAAGAACGCAAAGCAAGAGCGGACAAGCAAGCAGACGATAACAATGCGGATGCAATCAGAGCTATGAAGATTTCAAAAATCAAGCAGGACACACTGTTAAGCTTATGTGATGAAATGGCATTTGATATTAACAAGATTCTTGCATCTTATCATCATAAGTCTATTTCAGAAATTACTGAGGGAGAATATCAGTATATCGTAGCAAACAAAGATAAAGCCAATGTAAGAAAGATTTGGAGCTGATTAGATGGAGACTAAAGCCAGAATCCATGATATATCCATTGATTTTGAAAGCGGTAAGCAGGTTATTTCCCTTGTATGTGAAAAAGACATACGAGGGGAATACGACCGACTAAAAGACAAAGAATGTCGGCTTAAGGTTGTTCAGTACCGTGAGGGCAGGAGTTTGGATGCCAATGCATACTTCCATGTTCTAGTTGGAAAAATCGCAGAAGTAATGGATTGTAGCAAGGTATTTATAAAAAACAAAATGATAGCGGAATATGGGCAGTATGAAAAGATAAACGGAAAGCTGATAACTATTCCGTTAGATGATGATATAGAAGCTTACGACGTAGAGTTTTGCCACCTGCAACCAACAACACAGACAACAATCAATACGGCAGGAAAGATTTTTAGAATCAATATTGTTATGAGAGGAAGCCACGCATACGATACGAAAGAAATGTCTGAATTGATAAAAGGAACGGTACAGGAAGCAAAGGCGTTAGGTATTGAGACAGCAACACCACAGGAAATCGCAGAAATGGAAGAAAGGTGGGGACTTAAGATTGAGAAAGAAAAAGTCAATCATCGTTGATGATATGGAACATTGTAAATTATGTGGAAGTCCTTATGTAGAGATACACCACTGTTTACATGGGACAGCAAACAGAAAAAAGGCAGACAAATATAATTTAGTTATTCCTTTGTGCCACGAACACCACACAGGTGGTAAACAATCCGCACATCTAAATGCCAGATATGACCTTATGTATAAGAAGATGGCACAAAAGGCATTTGAAGAAAAGATAGGCACGAGAGAAGAGTTTATAAAGGATTTTGGTAAGTCATGGCTGTAACATATACGATTCAAGGCAGACTGGACGGATTAAACGATTATACACGATCATGCAGGACTAACGCATATAAAGGTGCTGACTGCAAGAAAAAGAATCAAAGAATCTGTAAATATAGCATACCGTTATGGTTACGCAAAAAGAAATTGAATTTCCCAGTGATCGTTGAGATTACATGGTATGAAAAAAATAAAAGACGTGATCCAGACAATGTTGCATTTGCTAAGAAATTTGTCTTAGACAGTCTAGTAGAATCTGGAACATTCCCCGGAGACGGACAGAGGTATGTACTAGGATTTATAGACCACTTTAGAGTAGATTTGAAAAATCCAAGGATAGAAATTACTATTCATGAGGATAACGATAAATAAATGTAGGAGGGCAGTGAATGAACATAAATATAAATACAGACTGGGAATGGTATGAAAACACAAATGTATTTAGATTGTTTTACCACTGCCTGCTACATACAAATTTAGAGGACAAGCGGTACTGCGGCAGAGAAATCAAGGCAGGGCAATTTGTTTCTTCTATAACAAGAATCAGTGCAGAGACAGGCTTAACAGAATCGCAGGTCCGAACAGCACTTAAGAAGCTAAAAGATACTGGTTACATATCAACAAAAAGCACAAATAAATACACGTTATACACAGTTAATGAGTACCAAAACTACATAGATTGTGGACAAGTTGCAGAAACAACTACCGAGGAAAACAAGGTAGTTGAAAATGGAACAAAAATGGAACAACCAATGGAACAAACAGACAAAAACGCAAAGAAAAATTGCGAGAAATCAAAAGAAAATTGCGAGAAGTCAAACAAAAAAGCAATCAATGAATGTTTTGAAAGACTCTGGAAAAAGTATCCAAGCAAAAAAGGAAAAGGGAAGGTATCCGATACTGAGAAAAAAGTGTTGTACCAGATAGGAGAGGAACACATACAGAGGGCATTGGAACGGTATCTGGATGGATTAGAAAAGGATGCTTCGTGGAGAAAGCCACAGAACGGCTCGACATTCTTTAACAGTGGTTACGTGGATTATCTGGACGAGAACTACGAAAAACCACAAGAACCGAAGCCACAGCGGAATCCTGCAAGTGTTTTATCCTGCGAGAGAGACTATGACTTTGATGATTTAGAAATGCAGTTACTACATAAGCAATTAGAGTAAGGAAAAAGGAGTGATGGAAAATGTATCAAATGAGTTTTTTTGGTAATGAAACAGCACTTAGAAGCCATTCCATTACCAAGCAGACTAGAAGAGAATCACACAAAAAGGTTAACAAAGAAGCAATACATATCTTGATTTTAGAACAGCTCGAATATGGAGCAATGACAGCACGAGAGATCGCAACGGTGTTGTATAAGCACAAAAAAGTGTTAGAACCGACAAGGCAGCAGGTACAACCACGGCTAACAGAGTTAGTACAGGACGGACGTATTGAGGTATGCGGTAAACGACACGACAGCCTAACAGACAGAAATGTAGCAATCTACAGAAAGGTGGCTAAAGATGGGGTATAAAAATATAAGCAAAGATCTTAAGAGAAAAATCCTTAAAGAAGTAGAAGAAACGAAAGAGGTTACTTCTGTTGCGAAAAAATACGGAGTAGACCCATCAAGCATCTTTAAGTGGAAAAAATACGGAATCGAAGCGAAGCGGAGAGAGTACACAAAAGAGTTCCGAAAACAAGTGGTCAAAGAAAAAGTAGTTAAAAAGCTACATGTACAGGAATGTGGAGCAATTTATGGAGTACCTGGTTATCTTGTTAGATTCTGGGAAGATGAATTGGTGGAAGAAGTCAAAGAAGAGATTCGACAAAGCCGATTCAAAAAGAAGCAACACGAACGAAGATTTGTTCACGCAACATCACATTCTGGTTATTGGAAATAAAAACTAAATAATACTTTTCTGGCTTAAGTCTCTGCCTAAGTAACTGTAAATAATGTTTTTTGTATTTTCAGATTCTTCCATTTTTCATCTTTATTAGGCAGAGACTCAAGCCAGAAAAGGCTTGTTGCACAGCAGGATTTTTATATACCACACGAACAATTAAATAAGAATCCTTGCAACGCATAAGCAACAAAACTCTTTAATTATTTGTTGTATAAGTCATGATTTCCCCTGCTATTAACGGCAGGGGAGAGAATGGACAGTAAAGGAGTAAGAAATGCAAATTTATAATATAGAAACGAAAGCAATTATAAGCGGAGAAGAAATAAAAGAATTAGATGATTGCTTTATTTTGACAAATACTGACGAGAGAAATGATATGCAGACAACGATCAGATGCTTGAAACCAACGTGGAACAAAGTAATTTGTAAAGAAACGTGTTTACAGCGTATTACAAGTCAGCTAAATCAACTTACACAAAACACGGTTTTAGGAGTTGATGAGTTAAGCAATAATACAGATACACTCATGATGAGAATAACATTGAAAAATGTTAAAAACAAAAGTCTATTGATATATAACAAACAAAATAAAACAACATACATTGATTGTTGGTTTATCAGTAGTAGATTTTTAGATCAAGCCATAGAAGATTATTTAACAAATAAGGAGGATTAAATATGGGAATTAAAAATCTAACAGAAGCAGAAGAAAAAGAGTTTTACAGACTTGTTGAGAAGATGAATGGGGAAGAAACAGACAAGGATGTAAAGGTAAAAAAACCAGAGATTGGGACACGTTATTTTTATTTGGATAGCGTTGGAGATATTGTAAATGCAGTTTGGGATGATGACGAATACGATAATGCAAGATGGAATCTTGGAAACGTATTTCTGACAGAAAAAGAAATTGTATTTGCTATAGAGAAAAGAAAAGTAGAAGTTGAACTTGAACGATATGCAAAGGAACACAATGGCACAGCATTTGCCAATCGTTGTTATTTGATTCGATGTGAAGAAGATGAGAAAAGACTTATTTGCGATACATGGGCTACAGCAAAAATACAGGGTACAGTTAGGTTTACATCAAGAGATGTTTTAGTTGACGCAATCGAAGCAGTAGGAAAAGACAGAATCCTTAAGTACATATTTGGGGTAGAAAGCGAGGGAGAATAAATGAATACAGTAGAAGCATTTGTACTATTTAGAAATATTAATTCATTAGCAAGTCTGGATGAAGATAAATACGAAGCAATACAGCAGGTAATAAATGCAGAGACAATAAATAGCATCACAAAAAGAGAAGTGTTGAATGTAGTAGAATGGCTGTTTAATAAGCGAAACAAATACAGATGGCATGACTTAAGAGATAATCCGAATGATCTACCAGACGTAAAACATCGAAGAAAAGCATATTTCCATGTAGCACAAGCGGGTAAAGAAACAAGACCTGCAATATTACAGTATAAAAAAGACTTTGGATTTGGAATTTACAACGAATTTGGCAATGGTCCAAAATTTACAGATATAGATACAGACCTTGTAGCACCAGTCGTAGCATGGAAAGAAATAGAGGACTTTGTAGATGAATAAAGAATGTTACTTAGAACCAGTTGCAATGTGCAAATCGTGTAAAAAATTATTAACAGGATTCGATTTTAAAACTAAGTATATACAGAGAAAAGATGACATGAGGGTAGAAAGATTGGACTATTGTATATTTTGTGGAAATCACGTATTAAAAGAAGATTTTTTTGAACCATACAGAAGCATGATGAAGTAAAGGAGAAATAACATGATTACAAAGACAGAATTTAAGGATGTAGTTAAAAAGGCAATCATTTGTACTATTGCGAATCAGCCAGAAATAATGAGTATTCTTGAACAAGATGATGATGGAGCTATGAATATCTTAGTGCCATTTTACAAAAGAGTCATTAAAAAGATATATGAAAAGAGAGACGAAATAAAAGATATTAACGAGATAGATGAAATATACGTTATCGCATTTGAATGTCTATACAAAGATGATGAAGAAACATCAAATTATATAATATATCACAAAAATATGTTGTGTTTATCAAGTGTACACAGCTTATACGCAATATTATTAAACAAATTTGATGATTACAATCGTGAAATAGAAAATGACATTATGGATTTGTTAAAAGATGTGGAATGACTAACAGGGTTAAATAAAGGAGTTTATTATGCCAGACGAAGAACTAGAAAAACGCATCAAACTTGAACTTGCACTTATTCATCAGTGCGAAGAATCAGACATTATAATTTGCCACATTGAGGTATTAACAGATTGTTTTAAGTTTTATGTGATTTATAGAACGAAATATTCACTTTGTATGTCAATTACATTAGATGGTTTAGATATTTGTAAAGGAGAAAGTATATGAGCTACGCATGGGCAGACGAACCATATAGTAATAATTACTGGGGAGATTTTAATACAATACAAGAATGTATTGCAGATGCTAAAGATATGGGGCGTAAGGCAGAAACAGCAATTTGGATTGGAAGAGTAGAAGAAACGGATATAAGACGGGTAAACCTAGCAATCATACTCGACGATTTACACAATGCTGTATGTGACGAGGTTGGAGAACTTGCTGATGATTGGTATATAGAAGATATAGAAAACGAAGAAGCATATAAAAAATGTGAAGAAGATATAAATGATCTGGTTGTTAAGTTCATCGAAGAAAACGGCATGAAACCGACCTTTTCAAAAGTTACAGATATAAAGCCTTACTTTGTTAAATAGGAGAAAATTAACATGGATGTTATTAAACAAATAGATTACATGATTGCTTGCCTAGAGATGGCAAAAGAAGAAATCAACTATAAAAAAAGATATGAAATGAAAATAAAAATGAGAGAAGATAACGACTGGAACTGGTATGAGAGAAATAGGACACCAAGCAATACACTTATCAAAGAGAATCTTAGAAATGTTGGGAGAACAGGATTCAAGCTTGCGAAAGATTTAGAGGTGGGAGAATGAAAATATATTCAAGTCGAGCTGATAAAAATGTGGACTGTATAAGAACAAGCATGAGAACAGAAAAACACAATAGTTTGCACGTAACATTAAATTTTAGGAGAACTGTTGGTGGACCAGTTACCATGGAAGAAGAAACAGGCAGTGAAGTGATAATAAATTTTACTGATACTTGCGAACTTGACAATTTTATTATGGCACTGACACAGCTAAAGGAAATGACAAAGGGTTACTATGGCAAATGGGAGATTGAAAAGGGTAAAGGAGAACGACTATGACAATTGATGAAATAATAGCTCAGAGATTTCAATACGACTTACATGAACGTATTAAAGAGTCAAACATTCCTATTGGACAATTAGACGTAAATTTCAAAGGAGAAAAGGCATTTATAAGAGATAAAATAACAGGACGTATCGTTGGAGAAGTTGATGTGAAGATTACTATGGAACGATATGAACCTAAAAAAATGACAAGAAGTGAAGTGGAAAAAGCTATACTTGCTTACTGCGACCCTGTTGCCACACCATGCAAAGAATGCAAATGTTATAAAAAATGTGTAAAAAGGATGCCGTTTGAATGGTTAAGTAACGAGGGATTACAAGAATACTATGAATTTTTGTATGGAATCAAAGTGGAGGTAAAGGAATGACAATAGCGGAGCAGGTGGCACACGACTTTTTAGAAAGCATAGAAAAGATGATTACGGCAAATAAATTAGATGTTGGAGTATTAGATACGAAAGTTTCTTATCAATCTTGCGAAGAAGCAATGATGAGCGTGACTGATACAAAAACAGGTTCTATTATTGCAACAATGAGATTGAATGTAAATACAAACAAATTAAAAAGAGAAATGCAGGAAAAAGAATTAGAAAACTATTGTCGTAAAAGAATCTGCCCTATTTGCATTTTTAAAGGGCAAGAACCGTGCATAACGAGAAAGATTAGTTATGGAACAGCTACTTGTAAAGAGGTAGAGGAAAGCTATAGAAAGATGGTGGAGAATAAAAAATGACAAGAGAAGATATAATCACTAATTTAAAATATTGGTGTAACAATATTGAAAAACCATGTGAAGAATGCAAAATGCATGATATATGTGTCGTTCGTGATCACGTGCAGACATTTGATTCTATGGACGATAAAAAGTTACAAGAATATTATAAATTGATGTATGGAAGTGAAATGAAAGTAGAGAAAATGGAACCGGTAAAAGTTTTAGAGCAGATAACAAAAATAACTTATCCAGAAAAAATGAAAGACGTGTTACCAATGAAAGAATTTGTAAAAAACTTTTTGGAAAAAGGATACAAAGTTGAAATACTAACACACTCAGTTAGTAATGATTTAGATGTGGTTGTTTATAAAGAAGTGGAGATGGAAGAATGATACTAAAAATCTTACTTGTTATCATTGGTGTTTTCTTAGGATTGGTAGGCAGTGGTTTCTGCCAGTCCGCTAAAGCAAGAGATACGATTACAATGACGTTAGAAGATTATGAACACATGGGAGAGATATTACACAGTCTGCCGCTAAGAGAACGGCACAAAAGTCTTAAAGGGAAAGACGTGGCGTTATACAGATGTCCTAAATGTAAAAGCTATGTAGCAGAATGGACAGAAGTTTGTGAGTGTGGGAACCGGTTAGACTGGGGAGAAAGTGAGGACTTACATGTTAATAATGACAAAAGATAGAGAGATTCTGAATCTTGATAATGTTCTTGAAATTCGGGCAAGCGAAGAGAATGTAGAATGTGAGCTAATGAATGGATATATTTACACAATACAATCATTCAAAACACATAAAAAAGCAGAAGATGCATTAGATAAGATACTTAATCAATATGACAGAGGACAAAGGGTTATCAAGTTATAAAGGAGCGTTATAAATGAATAACAAGATAAAAGAAAATGACAGTCCATCTTTAGCACTTGTAAACAGTGTAAGAGCTTGGGAACGACCAGATATTAATAAGATTGAGCCTAAAAAGGAAATAGAAGCTGTTATCAAGGAAATATTAGACAACACACCGAAAAAACCAAAGACAGGAGCAGGCTATTTAAGAATGAAAAGAGGTAATATAAATGAACGGTAAAGAATATCAAACAAAAGCAATGCGAACTAATGACGGATTAGGAACAGAAAGAATAATGAATATGGCTGATAATTTGGAACAGGGAGTAGAGGACAGCATACCAGACACTGGGATTGACTTGGGCGGAATTATTAACGGCTTATTCGGATTATCTGGAGAAGTTGGAGAACTTACTGATATGGTTAAGAAATGGATATTCCATGAAAGTAATTTTGACGAGGAACACGCAAAAAAAGAACTTGGGGATGTAATGTGGTATGTTGCTATGATTTGTGAATCATTTAATTGGTCGTTGGATGAAATTATGCAAATGAACATTGAAAAATTAGAGAAACGTTATCCAGATGGATTTGACGTTATCAAAGCAAATAACAGAAGTCCAGAAGATGTATAAAGTGGGGGCGTTATTATGAGAGGGAAAGATAATCCGTGCTATGGGTGCACAGAAGCCACAGGAAGAACTTATAATTGCCATACCCTATGTGACGGCTATAAACAGTTTCAAGACGATTGTAAGGAAGAGAAGAACGTTATAAAAAGGAAAAATCCTTATTATAAGTCGTTATCAAAAGAAAAATTTATGAAACGGAATGCTTTAAACAGGAACAGGAGGGGAAGAAAATGACAGGGTTATCAATAGACGTTATCAAAAATCAGATACAATTATCAAAAATGTTTGTAGGAAGTGAAGCGGTATCAACTAAGGCATTGAAAGAACTTCTTGAGTACAAAGAAACAGGATTGACACCGCAGGACATAAAAGAAATGGACAAGATGTATCTTGAAAAATGTAAAGAAGTAAATGCACTTGTAAAGACCTGTGAACGGCTAGAAAAGGAGAAAAGATGAATAAGCAAGACATATATACTCTATGTACATTAATTCCATCTATGGACGATTACAGCGGTCACAACATGTATCTATGCGGTAAACGTGACGGATTCAACGAGTGTGTGCAGATGTTAAAAGAAAATCTTGAAAGCATCAGCGAGGAGCAGGGACATGAATCGTGATCAGTTCCAAAAGTGGATAGACGAACACGGAACAGGGCAGAGAGAAAACAAGAGCCGCAACGGTATAGACTGGGTATTTGTTACTATGAAAGATACGTGGATAGCTTTATTTGAGTACGTGAACGGCTCATATATCCCTTATATCCAGTGCAAGGATAAAGAACACGCATTAAGTTATATAAATGTCTTAGAACGTCTGCCAGTGCCTTTTGACGTGATATAAAAAAGAGCCGTAGGTTAATTCCTACGGCTTATTCTATGCGTTCAAATACAATTTTTTTAATGATTCATTATCTGGATAGTCTAAATCCAACCACTTATCAAAAGCTTCTGGATTTCTCTTTTCCAGTTCATCCATAATCCAACCACGGACCATGGACAATTCAAGACTAATTGGTATAGCTTCGGTCATGTCAAATTCTTTTATAAGCTGTTCTATTGATAATCTACTCAGCATAGCTCTTGCGTTCTTTTCTGCGTTCTTAGTCATATTTCCCAACTTTCTACCCTCGTAACCTCCGGGGTGGGTGGTGTATGTTATGCAGGTATTACAAGACTGTCACGATCAGCCTTGACAAGACGATTTTTATTAAGTCTATCTTTCCACTGTTCAACAAGTGATTCATGGAGCTTTAAGGCTTCTTTCTTGCTGCAGGTTGTATAAGAATCAATTTCTTCAAAATCATCCATATACATTACAACGGTTTGGTATTCGTGTAATACTTCCACATAAGCTGTGGAAATATTACATTCTGTTTGATGTAACCAAAATTTGTGTCTTGCGATTACTTTATTCATTTTCAATCCCTCCTAAAATCTTTTTACAAGCTTCTACATATCCGTCTGGAAGTGTTTCAGTGTTCATCTTCCCACCGTTTGCTCTCCATTCGAGATATTTTTTAACTTCTTCTTTTTCTTCTTCCAGTTCGTAAATAAATTCTTCGTAGGAAACGAAGTCCTCATTTTCGACTAACTTTTCAATTTCTTTTCTTAATTCTTTCATCTTCTTTTCTCCCTTTTAAATGCTTTTCGTTTATCTTTAACTAGAGTATAAATGATTTTAGTTTAAATGTCAATGGTAAAAATAAACTTTTTTCGTTTGACATATGATATATTTTAAATTATAATGATTTAAAAACAGAAAAGAGGTGTGGTTGATGGAATACAATATAAACTTTACTTACAAGGACAACAAGCAATTAAAAGAAATCTACAAAGAACTACTAAAAAGGAACGGCATGACAATGACAGAAGCGTCACAGCTCTTAGGATTGTCAACACCGCAGCAGCTAAACAACAAATTTAATAATAAAAAAGTATCCTTAAGTGATTTAAAGGATTTTTTGGGTATAATGGGATATGATTACGAGATAATAATAAAAAAGAGATCTGGGAGCTTTTGAGTTCTTCCAGATCTCTTTTACTATGCAATTCTTGAAACATTGGAAGTCTTTACTTTTTCACTTCCGTATTTTCTTTGAATGTCCTCGAAAGACATTTTCTTTTTATGCCACTTTCCAGATGGCTCTGTTGAGAAGTGCCACTTTTTACGATTCTTAGACCACTTAAAGCCTAACTTCTTTAGCTCTTCTTTGTACGGGAATGTATTACCATCTACCCAAATCCAAGAGCCTACTACCTCGATATTTACACCATCGAAAGAAACAATATTATTAATAACATTTCTTAAGGCTTCGTCTGCCTTGTAATCAAATGTATTTTTCTTTTCTTCTTCTGGTGTCTGCCCTGCCTTGAACATGTCAAACAGTTTCTTGTATTCGGCTGTAATCTCTTGACATGTAACAACGTCTCCACCGTTGTCCGGGTGGTTGGCTACCATTAATTTTTTGTATTCTTTTCTGAGTTCCTGTAAGTTTTTGGCTGTAAAATATTTCATGATAACACCTCCTAAATTGTCTAGCAGAGACTTATAAAATCTCTGCTAAGCTAATAACCTGTGATTCTGATAAATTATCCATGACGATCTCGTCTCCTTTGTGGAGTTCGAATCTGTCTGGAAAAGTTCCAAACCATCCGTCAAACTGATTGTCAATGTAGTATCCTTTTGATTCTAATTTTTTGATTGCTTCTTTCATCTTATTATCTCCTTTTCTGATTGCTTTGTTCTCTTAACTTACTTTTATTATACATAGAATCTATGTATACGTCAATAGAAAAGTGCATAAATTTTATGCATAAAATTCTTGATGTAAAATCATGGGTATGCTATAATGATGTAAAAGGAGGGAAAAACGATGATAAAATACAAATTAGATGTACAGGAAGAATTGAAGAAAAAAGGATACACTTCTTATATAATAAGAAAAAACAAGTATTTAAGCGAGGGAACACTTGCAAAGATAAAGCGGGGAGAACCAATAAACATGAAAAGTCTCAATGCTATTTGTTGTATGCTTAGAAAAAATGTAGATGATGTAATTGATATAGAAATAACAGACGATGAAAAGATAAAATATTTTATCTGAAAAGTGTTGACTTATACATAAATATTATGTATAATAAAGACAGTTAAAGGAGATCAGTAAAAAAAAGGAGTGTTGAAAATGAAAGAATTAAAAAATAAAAAATTAGTATTAGCAGCAATCGCAAGAGAAATGAATTTCTGGTACGACGTGTCTTTGAAAACAGATAGCGAAATTACAAAAGAAGAAGCAGAAAAGAAAATCATCGGACTGCATGAAGCTTATTTTGAAATACGAGGAAGCAAGGGGCATGTTTCTTACGTTGCAGGAGTTGACGAAGAAGCAGGAGATGTTGATAGCATGTACAATCTTGTACTACAAAGGCATTAATAAAAAGAGTGTAAACAAAGGCACCTTCCACTATGGTATAATTATATTAGATAATAACCATAGTTGGGAGGTGTCTTTTTTGATTAATAACAAACTAAAGAATTGCTGTAACGATTGCGTACATTGCGAGATCGTTACAGAGACAAAGAGAAGAGCAATCCCAGAGAACAAAACAGAAGTGGTACTGGTAAACATAAAGTGTAGTCATATGTGTGTATGCAGTAAGTACAAGAAAGAGGTGCAGGATGGAAGATAAAAGCCTGTGCTGTGCAGGGTGCAAGAACACACTATCTGACAGAGGGATTATGTACTGCACTAAGGATAATGGCAAGACATTAATAAGAGACAGATATTTGACCGTATGTGATGATTACAAGACAGCAGGACCGACAACAAAGGTGTATGCAAACGAAAGGACGTGAGACAATGGGAGCAGGTGGTAGACCGCCTAAATATAAAAGTGTAAAAGAAATGCAGAAGAAGATAGATGAATACTTTGAAAGCTGTGAGGGAAAACCATTAGTCATTAATGGGGAACAGCAGTACAACAAACAAGGGTATCCAATTATCTTAGACAGAAAGCATCCTACGATAACAGGATTAGCACTTGCATTAGGATTTAGTGGCAGAAGTGATCTGTTGTACTATCAAAAGCATAAAAAAGACAGTGATAAGTTTTACGACACCATCACGCGTGCGAAGAGCAGAGTTGAAGAACAAATGGAAGAAAGTTTGTTCCACAAGGACAGCTCAAACGGTGCACAATTTGCACTAAGAAATAATTTTAAAGACTGGGATGCAGACAAGAAGCAGGAAGAGAATAAGACAGAGGGAATTACAATAGTAAATAATATTCCTAGAGAGTAAGGAGCGGTTGCATGGTTAATTTGACGGATGTGATCGCCCCATCTTTTTATAGGGTGCATTGGGACATTCAAGACGGCAAGCATACCTATTATGATTTGTACGGTGGTCGTGGTTCTTGTAAGTCCTCGTTTGTGTCCGTGGAGATTGTGTTGGGCATGATGCAAGATGAAACCAACGGAGAATTTACAAATGCCGCGGTCTATCGAAAGGTAAAAGATACTTGCAGATCATCAGTGTTTGAACAGATAGAATGGGCGATAGATGCGTTAGGTGTTTCTGATCTGTGGGAATCGTCTGTAAGTCCTATGCAACACACATACAAGCCGACAGGACAAAAGATACTGTACAGAGGTCTTGACAAAGCTAAAAAGTCAAAGTCTGTAAAGGTGTCTAAAGGATATATAAAATATTTATGGTTCGAGGAATTAGACGAGTTCGCAGGCATTGAAGAAATCCGAACAGTACAGCAATCTATATTGCGTGGTGGTCCTAAGTTTGTTGTATTTAAGACATTTAACCCACCAATCAGCATTAATAACTGGGCGAATAAGTATGTAGCAGAAGCAAGAGAGGACAGCTATAGGCATAAGAGTAATTATACAACGGTTCCTGCGGAGTGGTTAGGACCTCAGTTCTATGTCGATGCAGACTACTTAAAAGAAACGAATGAACGTGCATACAAGCATGAGTATCTGGGAATCCCTGTAGGACTGGGAACAAATATTTTTGAGCTTCTGGAAATCCGCACGATCACGGACGAAGAAATAGCAAGGCAGGAAAAAATATATCAAGGGCAGGACTGGGGATACTATCCAGACCCGAAAGCATTTGTCAGATGTGCATATATGCCTGCATCACAAAAAATCTTGTGCATAGACGAGTTGGGCGGTCAAAAAATCCGCAACACTGCAATGTCACAGATGATTATAGGTAAGGGATACAACGACTATAGTATTAGTTGTGGAGCTGACGAGATAGAAAGCATCTTAGACTTTAGAGATGCAGGACTTGTTGCAAACAAAACAAACGTATATCCGGGTAGTCGTAAATACTCTTATGAATGGTTGCAGTGCAGGACATTAGTCATAGACCCTGCGAGAACTCCACGGCTGTATGAAGAGGTAATAAGCTACGAGCATGAGGTAGATGAAAACGGAGAAATCAAGGCAGATTATCCAGACGGCAACGATCATTTTATTGATGCATTAAGGTATGCGACAAGTCCAATGAGTATGAGACGTGGCGAGAGTGCATAAAGGAGACAAAAACAATGATGATAAATTTAAAAGATGTAACTTGTATACAAATTGGAAATGTAATGTTAGGCATCGAGAATATAGAAAAAATATCTATCCATGATGGTGGGGTTTGGCTTACGATTAATGGCGATTTGATACAAGGAGATATAGAAACAAAAATCGGAAACGTTAAACTGATAGCGGTGGAATAGATGGGTATATTTAGCAGAATGAAAGAGATATTAAGTGCCCTTTTTAGACAAAGGGCAAGAGAAGAATTTAAGATAGACACTGCGACTAGTCCAGAGATGCAGAGAGTTATAGAAAAATGTGCGTACATCTATAAGGGCAGTCCGTACTGGTTAGACAAGGACGAGCATATAAAGACTATCAACTTTGCAAAAGCGGTATGCTCGGAGACAGCACGCCTTGCTACCCTTGCAATAGGTATAGAGATAGATGGCAGTGCAAGAGCTAATTGGTTGCAGGAACAGATTGACAAGGAATTGGAGCAGGTGCGACACCATGTAGAATATGGCTGTGCATACGGTACAGTTGTATTAAAGCCTAACGGCTCAAGTGTGGACTTGATTACGCCAGAAAACTTTATTGTAACAGACGAAAGCAATGGAGAGATTCAAGGAATTGTGTTTGTACATCGTGAAATTTCCAGTGATGGCAGGACATACTACACTAAACTAGAATATCACAGATATATTGAGGACGTGTATCAGATCACAAACAGGTGCTATGCTTCTAAGGATGCAAACGATACAGGAAAGCCAATTGACATAGACGAGACACCTTGGCGTGGAGAACTAGAAGATGTAGGACTTGCAAATCTGAACGGACAACGCCTGTATGCAGTTCTTAGGACTCCGCAGGCGAACAATGTAGACTTGCATTGTAGTTTAGGATTGCCTATTTTTTACGAAGCAATAGAAGAGCTAAAAGATTTAGACACTGCATACAGCAGGAACGCAACAGAGATATTCGACAGCCGAAGAATGTTGCTGCTAGACTCCGACAAGTTAATGGAGACTGGTACAAGGGTAAACAATACTCAAGATGGATTTGAGAGAAGCAAGAAGCGGTTGAGATTACCAGAGTTTGTTAAGAATGTAAACAGCACAGACATTAAAGGATTCTATCAAGAGGTAAACCCAAGTCTCAACACAGATACACGATTGACAGGAATCAATGCCCTGCTGTCACAGATTGGGTATAAATGCGGATTCTCCAATGGATACTTTGTGTTTAATGAGACTACAGGCATCCAAACAGCTACAGGCGTAGAAGCAGAGCAGCAGAGAACAATACAGTTTATCAAGGACGTTAGGGACAAGCTACAGTTCTGCATGGATGATTTGATTGCAGCACTTAATATCTTTGCTGATCTGTACCAATTAGCACCAAGTGGACCGTATGAGACTTACTATGACTTTGGAGACATAACATACAATGAGGACGAGGACCGTTCTCGTTGGTATAGCTATGTTGTAAGCGGCAAGATTCCTTTCTGGTACTATTTAACAAAATTTGAGGGATTCAGTGAAGAAGAAGCAAAAGCACTTGAAGAAGAAGCACAACCGAAAGAGCCAGACTTATTCGGGGGAGATGAAGAATAATGCTAACGCCAGATTACTTATGGTATGTGCCAGAGAAAGCAGAGAAGCAGGCGGAAGAACTGCATAACAAAATTGTATCTGTGATTATCGAACGAATGATGATAAGGCTAGGACGTGGGGAAGATTACCTTTTTACTCCTATTGACAAGTGGCAAATGGATGTATTGCAGGATGCAGGGTATATCTTGCAAGCGGTACAGAAAGAGATTGCACAAACAACAAAGATAGGCATTAATACAATCGCACAAACAATGAAAGAAGCAGGTATAAAGGCTATAGAATGGGATGATGCGGTGTATAAAAAGGCAGGTCTTGAACCAAAACCACTCGGGGAAAGTCCTTATCTACAACGATTGTTGCAGAGGAATTATGAAAAGACCAAGGGAGAGATGCATAACTACACCGGTACAATGCCGAACGCCTGCCACGATAACTACATAGATGCAGTGGACAAGGCATATAACCAAACTGCAAGCGGTACAACAAGCTACACAGAAGCGGTCAAAGAAGCTGTTAACGACATTATAGACAAGGGTGCAGACGTAACATACCCTAGCGGACGTAGAGACAGCATAGAGACAGCTACAGCGAGAGCGGTCCGTACTGGTGTAAGCCAGATGGCAGCAGATATTACAGACGCACGTATGGACGAGATGGATTGGGATATTATCCTAACATCTGCCCATCTGGGAGCCAGAATCGGAAACGGTGGGGATAATTTAACCAATCATTTCTGGTGGCAAGGCAAGTTTTACAGCAAAAGCGGTAATGACCCAAGATTTCCGCCTTTTTCAGTCTGCGGTATGGGAAATGTGCAGGGAATCCATGGGGCAAACTGCCGACATAGTCACGGTCCGGGGGATGGAATAAACAATCCGTTCGAGGACTATGACAGCGAAGAGAACCGCAAGGAATACGAGAAGAGAAAACGCCAGAGAGAGCTTGAAAGACGTATCAGAAAGACGAAACGGCAGTTAATCGGCATGAAAACGGCTGTGGATAATGCAAAGGACGAAGCCTTAAAGCATGAGCTTGATATGGAATATCAGAAAAAGGCTGCACTGTTGCAGAAACAGAATCAAGCTTATAAAGATTACTGCAAGCAGAACAATCTTAAGACACAAAACGAAAGACTCAACACCGCAGGATGGGACAGAAGTCAATCATCATTTGCTAGAGGTGCAGCGACTAGGTATAATAACGCACGAGGTAAATAATTTGGAAACTATTAATCAATTCATGGTTGCGTGTGGGTGGATTATAACAATTGGTGGAGCTATAGGTGTATTGTATAAAGCCTATAAGCATTACAAGAAGCCTACGGACGATTTAGAGCAACGTATAACGTCAATAGAGACGGATATAAAGGACATTAAGCAGAAGCTTAACAGTGACTACAACGCAATTAACAGCCAACAGGACGATGTAAATTTAGTCATGAAAAGTATGTTTAACTTGATTGAGAACAAAATCACAGGGAACAACATCGAGGGTCTAAAAAAAACCAGAGACGAGTTAATAAACGCACTGACAACACACGAAAAGTAAAGGAGAACAAAGAATGAATTTTAAAGAAGCATTTAAAGCTATGAAAGCAGGGCATAAAGTAAAACTTCCATCATGGGGTGGCTTTTGGTTCTGGGATACAGAAAAAGAAACTATTATGATGCAGTGCAGACCAAAAGATTCTGATAAAGGGCAGGGAGATTTACTTGATATTAGAGAGACACAGAGGGTTGAATATACACTTTCTAACATTTTGTCTAATGAATGGCTAATCGCAGATGAAACAAATTGCCCAGTTTTAGGTGGAGAAGCAACGTTTGGATTTGGAGATGCGATTAAGTACATGAAACGTGGGTTGAGGGTTGCGAGAAAAGGATGGAACGGAAAAGGGATGTATGTATTTTATGCCTCTGATTTTCAGTTTGGAACAAAAGCAGACTTATCAGAGTTTAATCCTACAGAAGATCCAGAATGTACAGAAGAAAATAAAGTATATGTATATGATTGCCTAGTTCTCAGAACCGCTGATAAAAAGTTACAGCCTGGATGGTTAGCATCACAGAGTGATATGTTAGCAGAAGATTGGATGTTTGTTGAATAAGGAGTGAAAGTATGGCTAAATATGTAAAGAAGCCTGTTGAGATAGAAGCAATCACGTTTGATGAGCTTATGAGAATCGGAGCAGAGAACGCTGATACTGTGGTTAACGGTATGCCTGTTAAGTTTATGTACAATGGTTACGTCATTAGACAATATGACAGCAATTCTTATATCATTCCGACACTAGAGGGAGATTTCCTCATGACAAAAGATGATATGCTTATCACTGGCGTAAACGGAGAAATCTATCCATGCAAGAAAGAAATTTTTGAAAAAACTTATGAAAAGTGTATTGAAAAATCCATAGTATAGCATTTACAATAATACTTGTAACAAATAATAGTTGTTGTTGAATAAATCATTTTTTACTTGCTAGTATGTGATTTGTTTCGAAGATTTTTCATGTTACAACCCTTTTTCTTATTGATTTTATAAAGTATAATACGGCAGGACTTCACACGAGGTCCGTGGAAACATAGTTCAGTTGGTTAGAGCATCCACCTCATAAGTGGACAGTCACAGGTTCGAATCCTGTTGTTTCCATTAGCCACAAAAGTGGCAATCAATAGCATTTATTTTCTGACCCTTTATTGGTAGAGCTGTAATTTTTTCATACTCCTCCAAAAAACGTTGAAGCATCATGTTGCCGCATGGTGCTTTTTTCGTGAAAAAAATTAGAAAAATGAGTAGAAAAAAAGAGTCTCCATATCTTACAATAAAAGAGTAGATTGTTTGATGCTCATGTGATTCAATCAACTAACCTCCTCCCGTAAGTTTTAAGAGAGAGTTAAAGGCTCAAGAGTGGTTCAAGCCCATTCTTCTCTTTTACCTTGGCTTAGGTTTATAAGTCTTAATCCATTACCGCATACGAGCGGTATACAAATATCGTATAGGAGGATATACAATGCAGAATTACGAACAGATTTTAGCAGAATTAGGAATCGAAGTACCAGAGGACAAAAAGTCCGATCTGAAAAAGAAGATGTCTGAAAATTACAAGACTGTAGCTGACTACGATAAACAGGTAAAGAAAAAAGATGACTACAAAATATCTTTAGACGATGTACAGACCAGATTAGCCGAATTAGAGAAAGAAGATGTTGACGGCCTTAAGGCTAAGATTACAACATTAACACAGGAGCTTGCAGACGAAAAAGAAGCAAGAGCAAAAGAAGCTAAGCAGACAGAGTTAAGAGACAAGGTAAAAGATTTCTTATCTGATAAAAAATTTGTAAATGCAATCACAGAAGACTCTATCCGCTCCCAGATGATTCAAAAATTAGAAGAAGAGAATGGGAAAAATGCAGAAGATGTATTTAAAGAACTTACTACTAAAGATGGGAAACCAATTGAGAACATCTTGGTTGACGAAAAGAAAGTACCAGATGTTAATATTCCAAGCTTCACAACTAAGTTCAACAGCGGAGAGCAGAAAAAGGGAACACAGAAGTTAAGGGAAATGTCTTTAGACGACAGAATGAAGCTTAAGGCAGAGGACCCAGACTACTATGCAACCTTATTAAATGACAGATAGATAATACCGACTCACAGTATGGAAGTGAGCCGCTAACCTAAAAATCCCTTAATAGTTGTAGGTAGATGGGACATAGATAAGTCCTTATCTATTCTTATTTAGGGTAGAAAGGACTTTTTTTATGCCAAGAACAGGAAGATTTGGCGGTTTTGATTTTGACCCAGAGGTTTTTTCTGAGTTTATGTCAGAAAACCCAACATGGAACGATGCTATTATTGCATCTGGTGTATTAGCACAGGACAATACAATCATGGACTTAATCGGAGAAAAAGGAAACGTTGCAACAATTCCTTTCTATACACCGATTGATGAACAGGACTCACAGGCTTTAAACAACGATGGAGAAACAGACAACACACCTGCTGAAATTACAGGAAAGAAACAGACTTGTATGTTAATCCAGAGAATGAAAGCTTGGAAATCAAAAGACTTTACAAAAGAGTTAACAGGTGCAGACCCTATGACTCATGTTGCAAACTCTGTTGCAGACTTTTATAAGCAGGTAAGAACACGTGACTTAATGACTACAGTTGATGCAGTTTTAAGTCTGTCTGGGATGGAAAACCACATTACAGACTTATCTTTAACTGGCGAGGGCACTGTTGGAGATGTAAACAAAATTGACGATACAACACTTATCTTTGCACAGCAGAAAGCTTTAGGAGATTCCGCTGACAAGATGGGATTACTTGTATTAAACTCTTACATCTACGCAAAATACAAAGCAATGGGACTTGTTGACTACAACAAATACACTATTGCTAACGCAGTAGAAAGAGAAGTAAATCTCCCTACAATCGGTGGATTTATCCCACTGGTAACAGATAAATTTACAGTTGATACAACAGGAACAAACCCAGTATACAAAACTTATATGCTTGGTACAGGTTCAGTGTTGACTTGTGATAAGACAAACTATGAAAATCCTTATTATACAGACTATGACCCAGAAACATCTGCCGGTATTGAAAAGCTGTATACAAAACAGGGTTATGTATTACATCCTAACGGATTTTCTATTAATGCTAACAAGATTGCAAAAGAGTCTCCTACAAATGCAGAGTTAGGAGCTAAAGCAAACTGGTCTTTAGCATTTAACCAGAAGAATATCCGCATGGGTGTTATTAAATCCAACGGATAAAAAGGAGTGATTTCATGGCAAATTATGTTGACTATGAATATTACAAAACCCTTTTTGGAGAGAAAGCAATCCCAGAAGCAGACTTTAATCGTCTGGTCTGGGATTCTTGCAAGAAGATAGATAATGCCACGACTGGTGTTGACAATGTGAAGAAACTTAAGATTGCTTTTCCAAAAGATGAAGATGATGCAGAAGCAGTTAAAAGATGTGTTTGCGAACTTCTGTCAATCACATATAAGATTGAGCAGGCAGAAACGAGAGTTGAAGCATCACAAGGTTACATCACATTAGAAGATGGAACTGTGATGAGTAAGCAGGTAGCATCTAAGAGTGCAGGAAACGAGAGTATAAGCTATGTGACTTCAAGTAACACAGGCACAGCTACATTGATAGATAAGTGTCTAGCGGATAAAGAAGCACAAAAGCAGTTATACTCTGACACAATAAGAGACTACTTATCGGGTGTCGCAGATGCCAACGGAGTAAGTCTACTGTATATGGGAATGTACCCAACGGAGTATTTATGAAAGATTGTAAAGTAAATGTTTTAGGAACTACATATAAAATCAGATTCAGACACGAGAACGAAGATGAAAAACTACAAGAATTGTCTGGTTATTGCGATTATTCAAATAAAACAATAGTCGTTGCAATTCTTGAAAAAAGTGTTGATTCTGTGGATAACATTGAATCGGTTCAAAAAAGTGTGCTTAGGCATGAAATTATGCACGCTTTCTTATACGAAAGTGGTTTAGATGGACAGTCCTGCAACACAGATTGTTGGGCAAATAACGAAGAGATGATTGACTGGTTTGCTTTACAGTCTAAAAAGATTTTTAAAGCTTTTAAAAGAGCAGGTGCATTATAAGCGGAGGGATACGATGTATAACGACACAATTACACTTTTCAATAGATATGAGAGTAAACAGGGCGATACATGGTATCCCTCTATTTTGCATAATTGCAATCTTAACATGGATAAGGCAAGTATCATTGCAAAGTATGGTTCTGACTCACAGGACAATGCTGTATTAAACGTACAGTATAGCCTAAAAGACGGTAAAAAGATGGTATGTAGTAAATCATGGTTACCGCCTAAAGAATGGTCTAAACAGGCAAATGATAAGCTGTCAGAAGCACTTACATTTAGTTCTAAAGCGAATGGTTTTGACTTTTTTATTGTTGGAGAGTGGGAGAACGAAGAGCCAATCGCAGATGATGATTATATTGACGGATTTTACGAAGAGATGAAGCTTAAGTATGATTATGTCTTTGCGATTACTGGCAGTGCCTTTTACGACATAATTCCGCACTTTGAGGTAATGGCGAAGTAGGTGGTTATATGGCTAAAAAGAAATTAGGAAATGTCAATATCAATACATCTAACATGATTGCGAATATCAGCCTTGAAAGATTTGACGACCAGATACAGCATGCACAATTTTGGCTAGACAGCCAAATTATGACTGATATGGTCCCTTATATGCCACACGAAACAGGCACGTTTATAAATGTGACAAGGGCAAAAAGTGCTTCTCTTGCAGGTACTGGGATGGTATGTGCAGGTACTGGACCAATGGGACGTTTTTTGTACTACGGTAAAGGTATGGTTGACGAATTAACAGGGTCTCCATGGGCAAGAAAAGGTGCTAAGAAAGTATTAGTTACCGAATTTGCAGGACATACCACCGCAAAAGTTGACTTAAGTTACCAGAATCCAAAAGCAACTCCAAAATGGTTTGAGACAGCAAAGAAGAATCACGGCAAAGCATGGGTTACTCATGTTAAGAAGCAGGCAGGAGGAAGTTAATGGCAGAAGAAAAGAAGCCAGTCAAGTACGACATTGATGGTTTTGACGTAATCACAACAGCATTGCAAGAACTGGTTAATCAATTTCCAGATTTGAGAGAGGGAGACGAAATTGCATTTTCTACATTAGATGATGCAAGCGGAAAAGCAATGTTTCCAATGAGTGGTGCAGTGATTGAAAGTGAGAAAGAGAGTATCACAGGACACGTCACACAAGTTTGCTTATATCCGTTTTGTGTGATATATCGTGCAAGCGGTACAAAACCAAAGAGAAAAGCAGATATTAAAGAGTGGTTGGATAACCTTGGTAAGTGGTTAGAAAAGCAAGCAATCACGATTAACAATAATACATATAAGCTAGAAGAATATCCGGCTCTGACAGGCAATCGAAAGTTTTTGACGATTGACAGACAGACACCTGCATATTTGGACAGCACAAACGAAAACAAGTCTGAAAATTGGGCAATCAACATTTCTGCCCGATACCAAAATGACTTTGATAGATAGATAACACATTAACTGGTCTGCATTATGAAGCAGATCACTAACCTTGAAAAGATAAAGGAGAATCAAAATGGCAGTTACAACAGGTAAAATTGCACGTAAATATATGGCTCATTTCTTAGATTCTGGTTCACTTTGTGGCGGAACATCTGGTTATGAACGTCTGGGAAAAGACTTAGAAGAGTACAATGTCGAACTGAATCCAGACACAGAAACATCTAAAAACATCATCGGAGAATCAACATTTAAGCATAACGGATATGAAGTATCTTCTGAAGCTGACCCTTATTATGCAGAGGCTGACTCTGTATTATCACAGAAATTGCAGGAAATTGTTGATAATCGTTACACAGACGACAACTTAAAGACAAACGCCGTAGAAGTGCATATGTGGAAAGAAGCTACAAGCGGAGCTTATGAAGCATATCAGCAGGAATGTTATGTAACACCTACATCATACGGTGGGGATACATCTGGCTATCAGATTCCATTTACCGTCAATTATGTTGGAGAACGTACAAAAGGTACTTACAACGTTGAAACAGGTAAATTTACAGCAGCTACAAGTTCAGTAAATACATCTAGCACAGGGAAATAGGGGTTAAACAATGGAAGAATTAAGAAGAAAAGTCAAAACTGGTGCCTTAAATGTGGTACTGACCAATGAAGATGATGCAGAGATTGGAAGATTTTCTTTCAATCCTGTTGATTTAAATATCGTTAGAAGATATGAAGAGGTAGTTGCTAATCTTGAAAGGATGGAAGTACCAGAAGATGCAACAGAAAAAGATATTCTGGAATTATCCGACAGATTAGAGGAACAGATTGATTACTTACTCAACTCTAAAGCTTCTAAATCCGTCTTTGCTATCTGTAATCCATTGACATTAACGGAAAGTGGAGATTTCTTTATTGAGAATATAATCGTTGAGATTGCGGACGTTATTGAGCAGGTAACAGACCAGAGAATCAAAAAGAAGTGGGCGAAAATTAAAAGGGCAACGTCTAAATATCACAAATAATGGAAGTTTGGGAACTTCCTACATCCATAGTAGTTGGTGGCATAGATTATGAAATACGCACAGATTTTCGTGCAGTTCTGGACATTTTAAAAACATTTAATGACCCAGACTTTGAGAACGATGAAAAGTGGATTGTTTGCCTTACCATTTTATACGTTGATTTTGGAAATATGCCACCACAAGACTATGAAGAAGCTATTGAAAAAGCCATCGAATTTATTGACATGGGTATCAAGGACGATGGGAAGAAACAACCTCATGTGATGGATTGGGAGCAGGATGCACCAGTTATCATCCCATCTGTTAACCGTGTGCTTGGGGAAGAAATACGAGCTATGCAGTATTTACACTGGTGGACTTTTTTAGGAGCTTATATGGAGATTGGAGAGTCCTTATTTTCGCAGATTCTTAGTGTTCGCATGAAGAAAGCCAAAAAAAAGAAACTGGAAGATTGGGAAAGAGAGTTCTACAAAGAAAATAAAACGCTTATTGACCTAGATGTTAAATATTCCGAAGAGGAATTAGAAGAACAGAAACGTTTGAACGATTTACTGAATGGGAAAGGGGCGTGATTGAATGGCTACACAAAAAGCGGATGGAAGTATTTATATCAAAACAGAAATTGATACAACCGAAGCAAAAGCAAGTGTGAAAGAAATCGCATCCCTTTTAAAACGTTTATCCAATCAAGTAAAAACCATTGGGAAATCAATGGAAAAAGCCATGAGTGGCGGTATAAAAGCACCAGATACAAAAGGTATGGATGTTGTCGAAGAAAAAGCAAAGACCGCGGCTGAGGAACTGGAAAAGACCGCACAGGCAGAAAAGAAACTTGATAACATAGACATTAAGACGACTGCACTTGATACGTTAGATAAAGCAATAGAAACAACAGGACAGAAGCTTGCAGAGTTGGAAAAAGCACAAATGGATGTATTCAACAGAAATCAGAGTGCAACATCTTCTCCTACGTTTCAAGCAATGGAAAGTGCAGCGGCTAAACTAGATCAGCAATACGAAGAGCTTCTTGCAAAGAAAAAGCAGTTAGAAGCACCGACAGTGAGTGTAGACAGTGGTCTACCTAAAAGTGCAAAGCTTACTGGCGGAACAGGCCTTGCAAGCGAAGAGAGTGCAAAAGCATTACAAAAATTAAATGCAGAAATCACAGGTACAGAAACGAGTGTTGAATCCTTAAACACCGATTTAGGACAAACAACACAATTGCAGGATGAAATCAGCAATTCAAATATCAAGACAACAGCATATCAGATTCTTGAAGATTCCTTGCAACGCCTTGATACACAGTTTGAGCAGGTAACAACGGCACAGCAAGAAATCTTTGCAAGAAATCAGAGTGCAACTTCTTCCCCTGCGTTTTTAGCATTGGAGAGTGCTGCAGAAAAACTCGGCAGACAATATGACGAATTACTGGCAAAGAAAAAGCAGTTAGACAGTGGAACAACAACCGCACAACAAACAGAGAAAGTACGTACTGCACCGATTACAGGAAATTACGCAAAGACAGCATCAGAAGAAAGTGAGAAAGCCTTAAATGCATTAAATAAGGAAATATCTAAGACTGATGCAAAAGAAAAAGGACTTGTTAACACAAATAGTAGGCTTGGTTCATCATTTAAGAATGTCAGTCAGTCTGCGGACAGTGCTAAGACAAAGACAGGCGGTATTTCATCTATCTTTAGTAGGATGGGTGGAGTCGTATCTGGACTTGGGAAACGTCTTGGTGGACTGGCACAGAACTTCACAAGCACTACAAACAGTGCTAATAATGCAAGTTTTTCTATTGGTCGAATGGTCGGTATGAGTATATTATATTCTACCGTTTTTGGAATGATTTCTAAAGTTAACAGTGGAATCATGACAGGCATCAATAACCTTGCACAGTATTCGTCTGCTACTAATGCTTCGATATCTTCTATGATGTCAGCATTAACTCAGCTACAAAACAGTTTGGCAACAGCATTTGCACCAATTTTGTCCGTAGTTGCACCTATATTAACGGCATTCATGAATATGTTATCGAAAGCGATCACGTATATAGGAATGTTTATAGCGGCACTGACAGGACAGAAATCTTTTACAAGAGCGAAAGCCGTACAAGAAGATTATGCGGCATCATTGAATAAAACATCCAGTGGTGCTAATAAGGCGGCAAAAGCCACAAAGAATAACGCAAATGCTACGAAAAAGGCAAATAAAGAGATACAGACATATCTTTCTGGACTGGATGAAATCCGACAGTATCAAAAAGAAAAAGATAACGATACCCCTAGTTCTTCTACACCATCCGCAGGCAGTGGCGGAGGTGGTGGCGGTGGTTACACTGGCCCATCCATTGGAGATATGTTTGAGAAAGTTCCTATTGAATCTTCCATTGCAGACATTGCTAAGAAGATTAAGGACCTCATAAAGAAAGAGGATTGGGAGGGACTTGGAGCTTACATTGCATCTGGTATCAATAAAGGATTGCAAAAAATCTATGATGCCATCAATTGGGATAATGTAGGCCCGAAGATTACATATTTTGTGAACGCATTTACACGGACATTCAATAGTCTTGTTGATCACATAGACTGGGATTTAATGGGACGTACTGTGGGTGCAGGTATTAATACAATTGTCAACACACTGAATCTGTTGATAGAGGGAATCAATTGGAAAAATCTTGGTTTAAAAATTGCAACAGGTATCAACGGTTTATTCAATGAAGTGAATTGGAATAATGTAGGGCGGTTGTTTGCGAATAAAATAAATGTTCCGTTTCAAATGTTAGAGGGAGCTGTAAATACTCTTAACTGGGCAAAAATAGGAACGTCAATAGGTGGATTTTTGAATGGTGCGATCAACCAGATAGATGTTAAGTCTATTGGTACAAGCTTATCTGGATTAGCATTAGGAATATTAACAACATTAGATAATGCACTTACTACAACAAACTGGTCACAGCTTGGCACAAAATTAGCAACATTATTAACATCTATTGATTGGGTTGGAATATTTGTTAGTGCAATATCTGTTGCAGGAAAAGCAATCACGGCATTAACACAGCTTGGTGTGTCTTTTATGGATAACTTGGCAAAAGGTATTACAAATGGGACACAGCAGTTTATTAGTAAGGGATTATCAGCATTGACGAGTTTTACTGCAAACTTAAGAAGCAATGCAGGAAAATTAGTAGATTCTGGTTTAAAGCTTATGTTAAATCTTGCAAAAGGTATAGCAAAAGCAATGCCAGACATCATCAAAAATGTACCACAGATTGTGATTAATATTGCAGGCGTTATTAACGATAATGCCCCTAAGATATTACTTGCAGGAGTACAGCTTATCGCAATCTTGCTCAAAGGTCTCATCCAGTCAATACCGACATTGATCGCAAACGTGCCAAAGATTGTGCAGGCAATCGTCAGTGTATTTACAGCTTATAATTGGCTATCACTTGGAAAAAGCCTCATCACAGGTATTAAAAACGGAATTATGAATGCAAAAAATACTGCGGTTGATGCTATGAAGAATACATACAATGGCTTGATTGATGCGATAAAGAATTTACCGTCTAAACTCAAAGGACTTGGAGAAAACGGAATTAAAGGGATAGGCAATGGAATTACTGGGAAATTGTCTGGACTTAAAACAACGGCAGGGAAAATATTGACCAATATCATAGAAGCGGTTAAAAATCTTCCTAAAGAATTATCAAAAAAAGCTACATCTGCGATAAGAGATATGAAAACTACATTTAAAAATGTCGATTGGGGCAGCGTTGGAATGAATGTAGTAAAAGGTATTGCAAAAGGTGTTGGAGATTTTGCATGGATTTTGGTTGATAAAATGACAGGTCTTGCACAAAAGGCGTGGGAGGGTGTGAAAGATTTCTTTGGAATCCATTCTCCATCAAGACTTATGAGAGATACGGTAGGTAAGATGATTCCTGCCGGTATTACAGTAGGTTTGGAAAAAGCTTTTCCATATACACTCAAAACCCTTATGAATCAGTCTGAACAGTTGGCAAATGTACCGTTCAGAACACCAGAGATTGCTACAGGTAAGATAATACCTGCGAAAGCATCCGCAGTGATCGCACAAAAGCAGAACAGCACAAACAGTAACAATAATGACGTACTTAATTTACTTGAACAGCTATTATCTGTTACGAAGTCCTTAGAATCAGACAACAGCGGTAACAATGGTGGGGATTATCATTTCACAGCACAGATTAACCGCAGGACGTTGTTTGATGAATTTATCGAAGAAGCAAAACTAAGACAAATGAGTAATGGTAGAAATCCATTCAGCCTTGCGTAGAAAGGAGTAAAAAATGGCACAGGATTATATAAAAATCAATAATAAAAAAGTCTGGCAACCAGATTCAGACACAGCCGTAGCTTTTGAAACTACCTATACGCAAGGTAGCACGAGGGCACAGTCTGGTAAAGGAAAGTTTACCCCGATGTTCACAGTAGAGCGATTTACATACAGTGCATCGGATGTGCCAATGTCTAAGGTTACGGAAATATTAGAAATGGTGGCACGTGGTAAATCTTTTGATTTACATTATTTTTCTGTATTTTACGGAGAGTGGAGAACAGCAAAGTTTTATGTCGGACAGGTATCGGACATTAAGATAAAAACACTTAAAAATAACCATGAAAAAGTATCAAGTATATCTTTCAATATGCAGGGGGTTAACCCGATATGATAAATGTAAGTGATGAATTTAAACAGCTAATGACAGAACGACAAGATTTTAAATGCAATGCAGAAGTAACGCTTGCGAATGGAACTGTACTGCCATTAGGAGAAGATGATTTTTCAATAGATAATAATAGTCTGGTCGATGCGGCAGGTGCTAACACCATTCCTTTAGGTGTTGCACTCAGCCGTAATGTACAGTTAGAAATCATGAATGACGATGATCACTTATCCAATTATGACTTCTTCGGAGCAAAAATCAGACTGTATCTAACATTTGAATTATCAGAGACAACAGAAAAAATTGAATACGGTACATTTACTGTCACTCAACCAGAAACCTATGGAAGTGTTGTAACAATTGTTGGATACGATGATATGTATAAAGCAGATAAGGCATACAGCACAGCATTGACGTTTCCTGCGACAGCAAAGAGTGTATTGATAGATAGTTGTGATACCTGTGGTATCTTGATTGGAGACAGTAACTTTTTACATAACGATTTCCAAATACCAACCATGCCATCTAGCGAGTACACGCACAGACAGATTATAGGATTTATTGCAATGATTGCCTGCGGAAATGCAAGAATTGACCGCACAGGGCGATTGCAGATAATGACCTATGATTTTGATTATGATAATGAGAATATTCATAAATTGGTTGATTACAATAATCTGACAAGTGATACGAACGATGTGCAGGTAACAGGCGTTCGAACGACACAAAAGGTTACTACAACCGATGATGGCAATACAAGTGACACAGAAAAAACGGTACAAGTTGGTAAAGATGGTTATGTTTTATCTGTAGAGAACCCACTTGTAACAGGGCATGAAGAGACACTTATTTCGTGGATTTATGAAAAGTTTGAAAATGTGACTTTTAGAGCTTTTACGATGGACTATATATCTTATCCAATAGCAGAGTTTATGGATAAGATTAAAGTTACAGATTGGAGAGAAAATAGCTTCTATTCAGTATTAACAGATGTAAACTTTGTATTCTTCGGATATACAACATTAAAGAATAGTGCAGAATCTCCATTGCGTAACCAGAGCAACTACACATCAAGTAATCAAAAAGCGATCATACAAGGTAAACAGTTAGTTGAGCAGGAAAGAAATAACCGTCAAAATGCTTTAGATAAGATGCAAGAAGCATTAAAAAACAGTAATGGAATGTATGCAACGCAGGAAATACTGTTAGATGGTTCGACTATATATTACTTGCATGACAAACCAACATTAGTAGAATCAAAGAATGTTATTAAATTGACATCGGAAGTTATCGGATTCTCTATTGATGGTGGTAAGACATATCCTTACGGATTTACGATCACTGGGGAAATGGTAGCAAGATTGCTTTATACAGAGGGTATTAATGCAGATTATATCAACACTGGTGCATTAACTGTCAAAGATAAATCTGGAAATATCATCTTCTATGCAGACATGGAGACTGGTACTGTAAAGATTTCTGGGGATAACGTCACAATCGGTGGTAAATCAGCACCCGATGCGATCAGTGATGCAGTGAAAGAATCTAAGAACTATGCAGACGGTAAAGTATCAGACTTTGCAGAAACAGTTACAAAAAGTGTAGCTGATCTACAGAACCAGATTGACGGACAGATCGAGACGTTCTACTACGACTATGAGCCAACTCTAAAAAACATCCCTGCTTCTGACTGGACAACAGAAGATGATAAAAAGAAGCATGAGGGAGATTTGTTTTACTGGAAATCTAAAGGTTATGCTTACAGATTTTTCAAAGACGGCGATACATGGAAGTGGCAGTTAGTACAAGATACGGACGTCACAAAAGCATTGCAGACAGCATCTTTTGCACAGTCTACAGCTAACAGTAAGTGCCGTGTATTCCTAACACAGCCTACACCACCTTATGACACAGGAGATATGTGGAATCAAGGACAGAACGGAGACATCCTTACTTGCGTGGTAGCAAGGGGAGAGGGTGCAAGCTATGTGGAAACCGACTGGCAGAAGCTTAACAAGTACACGGACGATGAGACAGCCAATAAGGCACTGGAAGAAGCCAGAAAATCTCGTGCAATGATTATCAATCTGGACAACGATTATCAAGCAATCACGACAGATTATAAGGGAGAGTACACAACGTTTCCAGAGTGCCGCACGACAGCACAGGTTTTGTATGGTCATACCGACATATCTAACGACTGTACTTATAATGTGCAGAAGTCAAGCGGTGTCGTAGGTTCTTGGAACAATTCAACTCACACATACACTGTGACAGCATTAACAACAGACGTGGGATGGGTGGATATTACAGCAAATTACCTAAATACATATTCTGTTACGAAAAGATTTGACATTGCTAAATTAAAAGGCGGTATCCCTGGAGAGACAGGTGCAAAAGGAGATAAGGGAGAAACTGGAGCAAGCGGTAGAAGTATCACAAGTTCTGAAACGACTTATCAAGCATCCAACAGCGGAACGGTAGCACCAACAGGAACATGGAGCAAAACACCGCCAAACGTTGCAGAAAATCAATATCTGTGGACGAGGACCATATATACTTACTCTGATAAAACCACAAGCACAACATATTCCATCGGTAAGATGGGAGCTAAAGGAGAACAGGGTGCAAAGGGAGAAACTGGTGCTACTGGACCGCAAGGGGAAAAGGGTGCCACTGGACCTCAAGGGCCACAGGGCGAACAGGGAATCCAAGGTCCGCAAGGAGAAAAGGGCGAAAAAGGCGACCAAGGACCACAGGGTCTACAAGGTATTCAAGGCCCAAAAGGAGAACAAGGAATCCAAGGACCTAAGGGTGCTAGTGGAGATACAACATATTTTCACATTAAGTATAGTTCTGTGGCAAAACCCACAACAGCTTCTCAAATGACTGAAACCCCATCTACCTATATTGGAACATACGTGGACTTTACAGAAGCCGACTCAAGCGACCCATCTAAATATACATGGGCAAGATTCCAAGGATTGCATGGAGAAAAAGGTACACAGGGTATCGCAGGTACTAACGGTATTGATGGAAAAACATCTTATCTTCACATCAAATACTCAAATGACGGTGGAAAAACCTTTACTTCCAATTCTGGCGAAACGGTAGGAGATTACATTGGTACTTGCACAGATTACAACCTAAACGATCCAACGACAGTAGCTTCTTATACTTGGGCGAAGATTAAAGGCGAACAGGGTATTCAAGGAGCTAAAGGGGATAAAGGCGAACAGGGTGTTGCAGGTAAAGACGGAACTGACGGTAAAAATGCAACGTATATTACTGTATCTGGTACTAATTATGATACGGTTCAAGGAATTAGTAAAAATGCATCATATGTTCTTATAAATGGAATTAAATATGATTTTATGCCAACTAGAGGACATACATTAGTAGTTATCAATCCATCCAGTGGTGCTATAGAAAGTATAAAAAGTTATGATACATATACGACAGCAAGTGCATTAGACAGCCCATTGAGTGCAGTAGCATCTGGAAAAATAATATGTTTGTTTACTGCGGATGCAAGCGGATTAACCCGAACCGCCAGAAACACATTAATAGAATGTGGTTCTGCAATGACCGACACTTGGGGAAGTTCTCGTGTTACTCATCTTTTTATCGGTATGAAAGGATTAGAAAAGGGCAATGCATATGAAATTATTGCAAAAGGAAGTGATGCTACAAAAAGTATTACCGCATATTATACTGCATCTGGAATAGTTCTTAATGGACAAGTTGGAGCGACTGGACCGCAGGGAGCTAAAGGAAATGACGGTGTATCTCCGACAGTATCAATTTCAAAAAGCGGTACAGTAACAACCATCACAATTACAGATAAAAATGGAACACATACACAGACTGTCAATGACGGAACGAATGGAACGGCAGGTAAGGCAGGTGCGGACGGTAAAACACCATATTTCCATGTTAAGTATAGTAACGATGGCGGTAAGACGTTCACTTCTAATTCGGGAGAGGACGTTGGAACATATATCGGAACTTGCACCGACTATAACCAAGCAGACCCTACAACGGTTGGTTCTTACACTTGGGCAAGAATCAAGGGAGAGACAGGGGCAACAGGACCACAGGGAGAAAAAGGGAATACGGGAGCAACTGGTCCGCAAGGAAGTGCAGGAAGAACGTACTTCATGGAAACATCGTCAAGTATCGTGAAAATGTCTGCGGACAACACGATTGTGCCGAACTACATTACATTATCTGGTTACTACCGTGACGGTACAGCAACAGCACGTACAGCTTATAAGTGTCGATTCAAGATTGAGGAAACAACGGACGGAGATACATACACGACCGTTTATACTTCATCCTCAGATGAAACTGACATTACCCATGCACTGTACTCTGTGCTAGCAAGTGGTTCAAGCGGTGTTACTGCAAGCGGTTCAAGTGGTATCGGTATCTCAAGAAATCTTACAGCGTTAAGGTGTACGATGTATGCCGCAGGTGGATTTTCACAGGTGTTGGATATTGAGACAATTCCAGTAGCCATTGACGTAGATGCACTGACTCACGAAGATATATTCAATCTGCTGACCAACGACGGAGCATGGCAAGGTATTTATCGTGGGTCTGACGGTAAGTTGTATATCAACTTTACTTATGCTAGAGGTGGAACATTAAATCTTGGTGGAAAAGCAAACACGTACGGTAATGGACAAATGCACGTTTATGATGCAAATGACAATGAAATTGTTGACATAAACACGAAAGGGATAGTCGTAACGCATTATATATCAGGCATGGGAGAAAAGCCAATATCATATGTGTGTATAACACCAGACGTGTTCGGTGGTATATATTTATCTGAAAACAAGGATGGAACTGGTGCATGTGCGATTTTGTCCCCAGATGAGATTGTATTAAAAAATAACAGCAGTGGACCAATTACAGTACAAACAGACATAACAATGCATATGACGGATGAATCACTTTATCTTGGGTCGACAAGTGAATATAAATTTCATTTTGGAAAAGAAAGATCAAGTTTTTATCAGCCAGTTACTATTGGTGGAAGTTTGTCTGTTACCGGAGAAAAAAACAGAATTATAGACACAGAAAATTACGATACAAGAAAGCAGTATTGCTACGAGACAGCAACTCCATATTTTGGAGACATCGGAACAGCACAAACTGATGAAACAGGAAAATGTTACATAGACATTGACGATATATTTGCAGAAACAGTAAACACAGGTGTTGAGTACCAAGTATTCTTGCAGAAAGAGGGACAAGGCGACATATGGGTAGAAGAAAAGACTGACAGTTACTTTATCGTAAAAGGTACTGAAAATCTTAAGTTTTCATGGGAAATCAAAGCAATTCAGAGAGATTATGAGTTTGAACGACTTGAAAAATTCGACAACTCAGAGAAAGAAGAAGTAATTGACTACGAGAAAGAATACATGGAAGAAATCAACGATTTAATTAAAGAGCAGGAGGAAATATTAAATGAAACAGTTGAGTAGCTTTATGGTATTAAATATTGACGGTGGAGACAGAGTATCATACACATACAATGAGATTGATGATAACACAGGCGAACCAATCAGCAGAAATAATAAGGGTAATTTTTATATAGTGGACGATGAACTCAAAGAGCATGTCAAAGCTATTAGAGACTTTATCAAGGATAACAAACTGAACGATTAAGGAGTAATATTATGGCAATTAATATACCTTTGGTGCATATCTCAGATTTAACAGAGAAAACAACTATCTCAGATTCAGACTACATGCTTACTGGTGGAAGTACTGCTAGTAAGGTTAAGTGGTCAACAATCGTGTCTTTGATTAAAACTAAATTAGGGATTGGAAATATAGAAAACAATATAAGTGAAATACAATCAGATATTTCTATGTTAAATTCTGACTTAAAAGATGCATTTGTAACTCAATATGCCGAATTGAATGGTACTGGAAACAACTATTTTTATGTTGATCGTAAACAAGGTTATCGCTTGAGTTCTGCGATATTGCATGTATATGATACTGGTTATATACGTGTTGAAGCAATATCTCAGGAAGTTAACAATGAGAATAGTTATGTGTTATGGACAAATAATAGTTATCCAAAAAACAAAAAAATTGGCTGTGATCTTGTATGGATCAAAGAAAACTTCCAATTTTGATACGATTATAGTAGGAACATCTGTCTCAACAGTAAGTCAAACGGTATAAGTGCCGATTGTAGAAAGTATCGAAACATCAACCGATTTTAAATTAAGGAGGGTATATGAACGTAGATATGACGTTTTCTGTGTTGTCGGAAAATCTTAGCACAAAAATAAATACAATCATTACAGAAGTAAAAGAGGTGGATGCAAATGGCAAAGATAAATGATTTACCGATATTGTCTAATCCGACGGAAGATATGTATTGTCTGGTTGCAAAAGAAGATTTACAAAAAGTACCGTGGTCTGCGATTATGGGGCAGATTGTAGCACCTTATATTGCAACCACTGTCGCAGGTATGACAGACAAAACACTTACACAATCAGATAAGCCTGCGGATTCGGCTATAGTTGGAAAGGAAATTGGTTCACTAAAGGAATCTATAAAAGACATTATCACCAAGACACCGACTGAAGAAAAGACTGATGTTGAAGCAACAGAAATCATAAATGGGAGTATTATTTTAAGCAGTGGTAATCTGTCAAAAAATCAGTACACAACAAGGTTTGTGGTAAACCGATACGACAATGTAAATCGTGGAAAGTATGAAGCACACGGATATGCACAAGGAAACCAGTGCCTTTATGTGGTTAAAAAAGGTGATGAAGTTAAAGCATATCAGAAGGTTGGTGACCCGATTGATGCGGCAGGAACAAAAACACTTAATTTAACCATTGAAGAAGATGGTTGCACAGTGTATGTCGGTGCTTATGAGAACATTGTTGGATGGTTGAAGAAATACGGAGAGAAGAAAACACTTAATAACAATATTGAAGTACCGCAGATTGACATTGCTAAAATCACAAAATCAAATCTGTATGGGAAGAAAGTAACACTGAACGGTGACTCAATAGCGTACGGTCAAGGCACTGGGGGCACTGGATTCATGGATTACATTGCTGAAAAGTACAGTATGGCACTTGATAAAAAGCAGTTAGCGGTGGAACTATCGCAGATTTATCTAAAAGATATCCCGATAAACATTGTATTTGCAATACAGTATCTGATATGGCGAAAGATGCTGATTATGCTATATTTGAGGGTGGATATAACGATTGGAATTTATGGACACAGATAGGTGCGATTACAGATACGATGTCTGATGATTTAGATACTTCTAAGTTCTACGGAGCACTCGAAAGCATTTGCAGGCAGGCACTTAAAATATGGAAAGGTAAAAAAATTGGGTTTGTGATTACTCATAAAATCAACGATGCATGGAGAACACAAAAACAAGAAGGAAACACATATCCTACTCTTGAAGGCTATTACGATGCAATCCGTAAAGTATGCGAAAAATATTCAATACCATATCTTGACTTATCAAGGGTTAGCAGATTTAATACTGAATTAACAGATTATAAACCATATACATATAATTCAGATGGTATTCATTCAACAAAAGAAGGGTATGAAAATTTCTATGTTCCGTTGATTGAAAGATGGATGGAGCAATTATAAAAACCTTAACAATTTGAAAAGATAATCGGCAATAATAATCAACTAAAGCAGGCTTTAGTTAACCAAAAGAAGTTTTATCAAGTATAAAAAAATCCCCCTACAAACTGTAGGGGGAAAGTATAAAATTGAAGATTAAGTATGAAAAAATCTTCAAATACATATTAACATATATTTCCACAAAATGAAAGGAGAAATTATGAATCTTAAATTACGTTTCAAGAATAAAGCAACATTAGTAGCATTGGCTTCTGCCTTAATTGCATTTATCTATCAGATTCTAGGAATCTTAGGTATCACAGCACCAATCACACAGGATGTAGTATCACAGCTTGTAGGTATCATCCTTAATATCTTAGTGGCTGTCGGGGTATTGGTGGACCCAACAACAAAGGGAATCGGGGATAGCGAGCTTGCAAAGAACAAGACGGATATTGCTGAGGTAATCGAATATAAGGAGGACTAATATGGCACATACGGTAGACAAGCTTCTTACAGTAGCCAAAAGAGAAGTCGGATACTTAGAGAAGAAAAGCAAGAAGAATCTAAACAGTAAGACAAAAAACGCAGGTAGCAACAACTACACTAAGTACGGAGCATACTTTGGCATTAACGGTCCAGATGCTTACTGGTGTGACATGTTTGTGGATTGGTGTATGGTGCAGGCATACGGCAGGGATGTAGCAAAAAAACTCTTACATGGATTTAGTGCATATACTCCAACATCAGCACAAAAATTCAAAGACAATGACCAGTGGCATAAAACACCACGGATTGGAGACCAGATTTTCTTCAAGAACTCTCAAAGAATCTGCCACACTGGGATTGTGTATGCAGTCACAGACGAGATGATGTTCACGATTGAGGGCAACACCTCTAATAGAACAGCCGTTGTACCAAACGGTGGTGCTGTATGCAAGAAATCCTACGCAAAGAGTAACAGCCGTATTGCAGGATACGGAAGACCTGCATATGATAAGATATCAGTTAGCTATACTACAGTTAAAAAGACATCTTCTAAATCTGCGATCAAGTGGTTACAGAAGAAGCTAAACGCAAACTGTACATATGCGAATAATCATCCGCTGTCTGTAGATGGTATCTGGGGAACTAAGACATACAAAGCACTACAGAAGTATTGGAAACAGTTGGGTTGGAAGACAACAGGAAGTTACGCAGGAAAGAAAACTTGCACAGCTCTGAAAAAAAATAGAAAAAAGTAGTTGCATTGTCGAAAATGATGTGATATTATAATCATCGTTGGTTACGAAATGTTCCATTTTTGTTCCAACAAAAATTAAAGACAATTGAGTTTATGCGGTTTGAGAGCATTTTGACCCCTTGACTTTTAATCAAGTTGTCCGGGGTTCGAATCCCCGCACGCTCACTATGCGGATGTGGCGGAATTGGCAGACGCGCTAGATTTAGGTTCTAGTGTCTACGACGTGCAGGTTCAACTCCTGTCATCCGCAGTTCTTTTAAGGATTGACAAGCATAACAAAATATGATAGAATATTCTTGTTATGAGTTACAAAATCATATAACACTTACGGGGTGTGGCTCAGCTTGGCTAGAGCGCTTGATTTGGGATCAAGAGGTCGCAGGTTCGAATCCTGTCACCCCGACTATAAGCGGGTGTAGTTCAATGGTAGAACTCCAGCCTTCCAAGCTGATCACGTGGGTTCGATTCCCATCACCCGCTT